CAGGTTATGCAATGAGTGATGAGTGGTACACGCCTAAAAGCGTGTTCGATAGTCTAGGACTTACATTCGATTTAGATGTATGTTCACCCAAAGGTGGTACGGGTCTAGTCCCCGCTCTAAAGAGCTACTGTCAAGAAGAAGATGGTCTATTAAGTCCTTGGTTTGGTCGGGTGTGGATGAATCCACCATATAGCAAGCCTTCCCCTTGGATAGATAAATGGTTAGCTCATGGCAATGGCGTGGCTTTGCTACCTATGGCCAAGTCTCGCTGGTTTAATGATCTAATGAATACAGATGCTCATTTTACCTTACTGCCTTCTAACTTTAAGTTTGTAAGCCCTGAAGGTAAGCCTATTTCGCTTATGATGGGCTCAATTTTGTGGGCTATTGGTGATGATAATGTCGAAGCTATTGCCAAGATTGGGAAAGTCCGATAATGCCTATCTATGAGTTTGAGTGCGATAACGAGTTATGCGAGGCGAACGCCCGCTATGACAAGGAGCTGAAGATTAATGAACCACATGATGTCGATTGCCCGTTCTGCGGGTCAAGTATGCGCAAGATATATAGTTCAGTTGCTGCTCATTTTAAAGGGAATGGCTTCTACTCTACAGATAAATAGTTACACACAGCCTGTGGATAACTTGGTACAAAACATCAAACTACGCTTACGACACTCCCATGTTATACACATGCTTGACATGTCTGGTACTCTACAGGCTAGAGCCCATCAAGGGCTCACACCGAGCCGCTTACGCGTAGCTCGGGGGGTAGCCGCCGCTATTGGGATAGCTCTATCTATAGTCCCGAGTCCTATATCTAATGGCTCAAATAGACCTATTCAAAGCGTGTTTCAATTAGCTGATTATCAATTAACAGAGAAGCAAGAGTATTGTCATGATCTCATTGCATTCAAGGAATCATCTAATAATAGATACGCAATTAATGGTTCACATCATGGTTACTATCAAGGAAGAAGTGCAGCCCTTAAAGGCGCACCTGATGACTATCAGTTCTATTGGTATTGGCATTACGTTCAACATAGATACGGCGTAACAGAGTATGATGAGCCTAACTATTGTAAGGCACTACATCATCTAAGAGTTAAGGGCTGGCAATGACAGAAGATAACTCAATGCTTGTAGAGTTCATTACTAACAATGCGCATGAAGGCGCACATTGGATAGCAGAACAATCAGGCTATAAGTACAGCAAGATTGTAAACTTAGCTCATAGGCATAGGATCAGTCTTAAGCCTAAAGATGAGAAGCGTGGGCGTAAGCTTAAAGAACACATTATGCCACCAAACAGGGTGACTCACTTAGATAGTGACAACCCAATAGTCATAGCAATATGGGAGAAGAAGGTCTATATGGGTAAGAGTGTGCTTGGCACTTCTCAATGGAAGAAGCAAAGGCAACGAGTACTCAAGCGAGACGAGTACACTTGCCAGTATTGTGGAGCAGAAGCAACCGAGATTGATCACGTGATTCCGAGAGCCAAGGGCGGCGGGCACGAATTGGAGAACCTATTGGCTTGCTGTAAACGATGCAACGGACTTAAAGGTTTTGAGGAATCGTGCTATGTTCTGAGTTACATGTACGTCCTCGAAGGGAACTTGCAAGTCGCTCAGGATTACGATTTTCTTCATCAGTCCTCGTCATCGTCCTCATAGGGGATATTGTCGATTCGATTAGGCAAGTTAGGGATAATCCAATCAGGGAAGGAATCGCGATCACCAAGAATCCAGAAGGCATGAGTCTCTGAGAATCCTGCCTTGCGTAGTGACTTGTAATACTCATTCAACGCTATTGCGTAGGCATCAAGAGCTGTGTAAGTATCTAAGTCTATGGTTGGTCGTTTCCTTGCCATGAGATAAGTGTTACTTACCTAACATCTCGATTATTGTATCGACACGCACTTCAAGGCGATTGACCTGATCCTTAATGCTTGAGCCGCCGTTAGGCTTGAGCTCTGTCAGGTAATGCTTAATCATGAACTGGGTATATGAAGCAACACCACCAAGCACAGTGACAACACCCACAGCCCAAGCAGCATAATCTACTGCGCTCATTTTTTAGGCGTGGCGTATCCAAATACACCTGCAACGATTGAACCAAGGATTGCGCGATAGTCCAGAGCAAAGTTAGAGGTTGTACCCCATACTGCTAGGAACGCTCCTATTGACATTAGGTAAGGGTTCTTCATGTTCATGCTGTTCCGCCTATCATGGGTACATTAAAGAACGAGCTATCTGCATCGCCCTTCTTGGTAAAGCTAATATGGCAATGATGATTGTGCTTATTAATCCCAGTGTAAGGACGCCAAGCCCAAGCCTTCTTAAACGATGCGATTCTGCCATCGAAGATAATGTAACTAATTCTCTTATCGCCACGTTTTGCACAGAGTCGTAGTTGATCCGCAAGGTCAGGCATGAGGTCTGGCTTGGCTTTGCCAGATAAATCCCTGTCAATATCAAGGGCTCTGCAGATACCTTGTTCATCAGGGTTGTGGTCAGAAGGACGTGCTTGATGACGAGTGTCGCCAATCCAGCCGTCTGAGGTGCGATCTCTATCTGGGTAACTATCATCGACTTGGAGTCTAAGCTGTTGTCCTGCTTTGCATAGCTTCGGTTGCACAGCTCTCACACTCCCACTTCTTGTCAGGGCTCAAGAGCAATGATTCATGACCACATTCAGGCATTGGTGCAATAAAGGCATCATCAATGGGGTCGTATGTATGACCAATTCCTGCAAAGTTATAGCGAATAGTTCCGTTATAAGAAGTCTTTATCCAAGTACCGCCAAGATTGTCGATAAGCCATGAATAGCCTTCGTCTCCTGCTGGGTCGTTGTTGTCTCCTACAAGTACGCGAATAACTTTGTTGTCTTTATCTAATTCTGCAAAGTGACTCATACTGCATACCTCACAATAATAATTCCTGAACCACCTGCGCCGCCAGCAACGTTTGATGATCCACCGCCACCGCCACCTGTATTTGCTGTGCCGTTTGCCCCAGTTCCAGATGAGCCTGCGCCGCCACCGCCTGAGCCAGCTAGTCCAAGGCTGTTATCTGAACCTGCTCCACCGCCACCTGCTAAATAATAAGTGCCAGCAACATTTTCTCCTGCGCCTGTTGTTGCCCCACCTGAAATAGCATTTGATAAACCAATTCCACCTGCACCTGTGCCTGTTGCAGAATTTCCTGTAGCTCCGACTGCACCTGCACCGCCGCCACCGCCACCTGCGTAAAAACCTGAAACCGCACCTGCACCGCCGCCTGCGTTTCCTTGACCTGATGGACTTGCTGCGCCGCCACTTCCAACGCCAAACCCTGAAGGTGCGCCTCCGCCACCTGATGCGCCGCTTAAACCATCAAAAATTGCTGCTGCGCCTTGACCGCCTCCGCCTCCGCCTTTTACAAGTGTAAGTGAGCCAAATTGTGAATCGACTCCGTTTGTTCCTCTAGTTGTGCGAGCTGCTGAAGCACCTGCGCCACCACCGCCAATTGTGCAAGTATAAGTTGCAGCTGAAAGCGATTGAGAAGTAAAAGTTAAATATCCCCCTGCGCCCCCTGCGCCATGTGCGCCGCCTCCGCCACCTGCTACAACAAGAATATCTGCTGTTACCGAACCACCAGATACAACAAGATTGCCATTAGCAGTAAAAACACGGTAATTAAAGCCGCCACCAGTATAAAGTGTGCCGCCCGTTACGGTTGCTGGTGGTGGTGGTGTACCAAATAATCCTGCTACTACGTTGAGCATTATCCAATTGCCCCTGCAACGTACCAAGTGTCTGTTGCAGTCTTGATGCAGACCGCTGTCTTGTATTGAGCCAAGGTTGGAGCTGCCGCTGTCGCGCCTGCTGAAAGGACTGTAGTAGTGCCAGAAGTTACAGCAGAAATTGTGCAAGTGCCTGCGCCTTTGTTGAGGACTGTGATGGCTGTGCCTACTGGGAACGCTACTGAGGCGTTAGTAGGAATCTTAAAGGCTACTGCTGTCGCCTTGTTCATAGGCACTAGGACTTGGTACTGATCGTCTAGGACTGCTGTGTAGTCAGCCGTAGCGTCTGCATCGACTGTGAAGGCGGTCAGCGAGTTATATACCGCTGCTGTTAATACATCGCCTGTTGCGACTGGAAAGGTTGCCATGTTGCTCCTAGTAACTCAAAGTTGATTGTCCGATTATACCGTAGGTACTGCTGCCTATAATGAATCCGTCCACTATAGGTTCAAGCGTGGTGATTGTGACGCTCATTTTGTTAGGTGTGATATCCCAAGCAAAGCCCTGCGCTTGTAGTGTCTTGCTGATTGTGCTGCCTTGCTCGGTCACGTTTGTGATTGCCAAGTTGTTAAAGTAATCCAAGCCAATCATCGTGTCGGTTGGAACTGCTGGGTCTAAGAGATCAACGGTCATCTCGTCAATGCGGATTGTGGTCTCTTTGCGAGTGTTCACATAGTTGGCAGCTGCCCCTGCTACCTGAGTATCTGTTTCAGCTACAAGGTTCTCCTGAGTCAAAGAATGTGGGAAGTACTTGTCGATAGAAGCTTGAGAGATGACGTTCTGTGCTGTGCCACCTACGCGGTTGAACTTTACATCGTTGATAATGAGCTTGTCATCAAAGGCGTACTTCAGGTTTTTGTATGGAATACCTGAAGTCTGATTAAAGGCTGTGGCTGTATTGGCTAAAGTGCTAGTTACTTGGCTGCGAGACTTAAAAATAGCCGTACCGTCTGGGCTCATGTAGAACGCGCCTAGACCTTCTGAGAACTCTACGTTCTTGACTGCCTCAAGGGTTGTGCGAATAGTCGCTGGGTCTGCTAGGCAGGTTGCATCGCCTGTTGCTATAGATCGCATAGACACAGGCCATTGCACGTCATCGAGAATCTTGCCTATGCGTGTGCCTGTTGTCTGTCCTGCTGGAGTTGTAGGGACTGTAGCCACGTTAGCCATCTGTAGGAGGCGGAAGCCGTCTGTGCAGAGGATATCTACATAGGCAGTCTCCTGTCCTTGAGGGAAGGTGTACTTGTAGTCATTGACATAGCCTGAGAATAAGAAGTGCTGCGCTGTTGTAGTTGTAGCTGCAACACGCAACTTACGCAATGGGACAAGGTAAGGGTAATAAGGCGATGAAGTGTTCTGTGGGTTAAACGCACCTGTAGGGTCTAAGACTCTGACAATGGCTGTGCCAGCCTCGTAGGTGTCCTTCATAATGTTTCGACCACGGCGGATTGAGATTGAATACACGTTAGGAGTTAAATCAACTGTAGGAATAACTACGTCAGATGCACCGAAAGTATTGACGCCGATAACGCCGTTGTCTGGTGATCCTATGACGAACCCTGCCCCGAATGTTGCACCAGAGCTAAAGTCGAAAGTAACCGCAATCTGTGCAGGTAATGCCATTACTCAAAGCCACCAGTTCTGCGGTTTACATAAGTCTGGTTGCCTGTTGAAAGGCTCTGCTGCATAAGGTTCTTTGCGATTGTGTTGGTCAAGTCTCCATCGCCTGTAATCTTTAACTCGATTACTTGAGGAGCCATAGCCGCTGCAACTACTGGTGAGAAACCGCCTGATGCTCCAGCGCCTTGTGAGACTAGCTGAGAAAAAGAACCTGATGCAGCCATCTCTGAGGGCGTAGGCATTGGTGCGGCTGAGGCGTTAGTACTTGGTGCGCTTGGAGCTGCAGAGCCTGAAAACACTGCTGCTGCCTTATTAGCGATATATGAAAGGTAAGCATCAAGATACTCAAAAGGGTTCTTAGCATTAGGTAAAGCTGAAAGGAACTTAGACAGGTTGCCTGTTGAATCTTGCGCCTTAAGAATTTCGTTAGTAAGTCTTGCCGCTAGGTCAGTATTGCCGTTGAGCAACGCTAATTGAGCTTGTAGGCGAATCTTCTCTTCTTCTGAAATTTTACCTTTTAGGGCAGCAACAATCTGAATCTGATCTAAGTCAAAGACTGTGCCAGCCTTCTTAAGTGCGGCTTGCTTCTTAAGTTCTGCTGTGTTGTTTTTTGTAGCCTTGGCAAGAATAGTTGAAGATTTAATCTGAGTTTGGGCAACCTTGTTTAATGGCTGGGCAATAGCAGAAGGGTTTAACTTTTGAACTATCTTGCCATTTGGCCCGAGTAAGCCACCGAAAGTTGTAATAAAGTCTAAGCCTTTGTAGAGCTTAGTAAGTGCGCCTACTGCAAAGCCAACCGCTGTAGTAATGCCGTTGATTGCCTTGGCTACGTTATCAATTGCCTTAACTGCATCTTGGATTTCCGATCCACCACCTGCCATTGCGAGCGCATTAACCAGGCCGCCACCGATGGTTTCTTTAGCATTTTCAGCCGCAACTGTAAGAACGTCTAGCTTGTAAGCATAAGAGTCTAAGTAGGCTTGGTTAGCGCCAGCAAACTGACCGTTGAGGATAGCAAGAACCTCAGCGAAAGACTTTGACTTCAATTCTGCCTGGCTAAGACCTGTGTTGTATTTTCTTAGTCCTCGAGTAATTCCAACGTAACCGTTAGACAAATCCTGAACTACGGTAGCAAGGTCAACGCCTGAACCACGTGAGATTGAAAGAGCGTCATTAAGGAGCTTGTAAGTTGTGCCTAAATCTTTAGTAGTTGTGAGTAGGGCTTGAAAGGCTGGACGAAGCACGTCATCAGCGACGCCAGCGGTAATCTCCAGCTCTTTGATAAACTTAGTAATCTGTGGGTTAGCGTAAGCAAGTCCTAGGTTGTCGACTGCATTAGCAAGTCGAATAGCCGCTGCTTCATCAGCTGCGAAGGCCTTGACTGCGTCCTTGCTGTATCTGATTAAAGCGGCAGAACCAAGTGCTAGACCTAGACCTCTGCCTAGTTTGACAACGTCCTTCTGTAACTTCTGGACTGCGGTATCCGCTTGCTTGAATGCCTTTTTGCCTGTGAACTCCGCAGCAACGTCAATTCTTAAATCTGCCATTAGACCTTGTCCTTCATTGAGTCGAAGTTAGCTGCTGCCTTTTCAATAGCCTTTACTACGCCATCTTGAGCCTTGCCACGATCATCTTGAAAGGCTCTAAAGATTGCGCGACCAGTCATCTTCTGACCCTTGCCTACCAACTGACCGCCAAGGTTAGGTGTGAAGTTTCCAACCACTCCTGACTTACGTCCTGCTGTTTCATAGATAGCGCCAGCAGCGCCTTTGTTAAAGATAGAAGCAAGTGCCTGGAATCCGCGGCGGTTTGGCTTGCTAGGTGTTGACTTGAAGGTGATGCCTCTGCGAGCCTCTTGATAGTCATAGGAACGATTCGCCCAACGCCCACCGGCATTAGGTCGCTTTAACCAACCGCTAGGAGCTGCATCGTTTGAAGGCAGGAAGCCTCGAGCATTGGCTACTACTGGCTTAAGGAAAGAAGCAATCTCTTTACTGGTCTCTTTTGCAAGAGTTGGCTCTACTTTTGCAAGAGCCTTACGAAGTGCGGTTGCGCCTTGCAGTTTTACTGGCATCGCTACGCTCCTTCGTTAAGTCTTTAAGCACATCTATGTGCGCTTTGAATACCATCGGCGGTAGTTCGACAATGGTGTTGAAAGGAACTCCATACTCGTAACTCAAGCGAGTCGCGAGATAGGTGAGGGAGTTCCGATCTACCCTAAAGGGTCAGACTCTAAGACCTCAACTGACTTGAGAGTCTCAAGGAACTGTTCCCCGAAAGGTTTGACTGTTTCACCCGAACGTCGAATTGCTTCCCAGCAGAGCCAGTAAACGTCTGACTGCTTCTGATCTTCAATCAAGGCTTTATGAAAGCCCTTCTTGGCGTATTGCTCAAAGGCATATTCAATAAGTGGAGTAATCTCGTACTCTGTTACTGAGTTGTCTGCCCTTGTTACCTTGAGTTTTGCCATTTTAGCCCCTTTGTTAGTTTATTAAGCTGTTGCTACAGCGATTGTACCTGAGACGTTCCAAGTTACGCTCTGTGTGCCAATGTCACCAACTGCGCCGTTAATATCGGTTGTGTTGTTTACTAGGCATGTCATTGTGTAAGAAGGGTTAGTCGCTGATACTGCGCCAGAAGTCTGCTTGACTACTACTGTGACGTTTGTTCCCCATGCTGCTTGTAGAGTCTGGAGGACTTCGCTTGTAGCTGTGTCGTTAAGGAAGTCGAGAGTGATAGAAGATGCTTCTAATCCCTTGACGAACTTATGACCTGAGTCACCCATTGCTGTCACTTCGAGTTCATCGAATGTGCGGTTGAGTGTAATGCTTGTAACGTGATCTGAAAGGTCTACAGAATTGACCGTTACAGATACGCCATTGTTCAGAAATACTGCCACGGCTTATTCCTCATCTTTCTTGGTAGTTGGTTTTGGTGCTGGTGCTGCTGGTGGAAGCTGACCAATCTTCGCAAGGAAGGCTGCCTGCTCCTTTGTCCAATCGTCCATCGATTAGCTCCATTCCGTTAGGGTACTGATTGCAATGTCGCAAGTCAGTAAATCTCCAGAAGCGATTGACAGGACGCTAGGCGCACTTACGCTTCCTA